TGAGCTAGGAAAGGTAGTGGATGCAATTCCTACAACCATTTACGGTAAGGAAGATTTATATCTATACGTACCTACTGCAATCTACCAGGCTTATATAAGAAGTTTAGGCGGATTTGGTGCTGCTAACAGCTCTAACGTTACGGCGGGTGTAGATGATAAAATGAATACATGGTACAGAAACCAGCAAGAGCTTTACTTTGATGGTATTAAGTTACTCCACTGCCCAGGTATGACTGCTACGGATATGATTGCTACAACTAAAGAGAACCTTTTATTTGGTACTTCTTTATATAGCGATTTAAACCAGGCTAGTATAATTGATATGGGGCCTATAGATGGTAGCCAAAACTCAAGGATTGTACTTAGAGGCTCAGCTACTGCAGCACTCGGGTTCGGTTCGGAAGTAGTTCTTTACTCTTAATATTAACCATAGTAAGGGGGGTAAAACCCCCTAACTACTTAAAAATCAAATAAATGGCTTGTCTAGTTACTTTAGGGCGTGCGATTAACTGTAATGATACCCAGGGGGGAATAAAAGGTTTGTTTATTACAAACGGAATAGCCCCTTATGGAACTATTACAGAGGCATCGGATGCTATCACTGATATGAGTGGAACATTTACAGCGTTTAAATACGATGTTAATGGTGCTGGAAACAGCTTTACCACAACAGCAACAACTTCAAAGGATACAGGTACTACTTTTTATAGTACTGTAATAACTGTTACCCTACCAAAATTATCTAAAGAGGATAACGCTCAACTTAAATTAATGAGTTTTGGGCGTAACTCAATAGTGGTACAAGACCGCAATAATAATGCGTTCTTAGTTGGTAAGGAAAATGGCGTTACGGTAACGAGTACTACTATGGCCAGCGGAGACAGCCGCTCGGATATGAGCGGATATACGATTGAGTTTCTTGCAGAAGAGGCTAGCGCACCAGATTTTATTAATGGCGCAACTGCAGCATCACCGTTCGCAGGCATGAGTAGTGCATCACCAACAGTTACGGTAGGTACTAACTCGTAAATTTTGTGTTTTGTTTTGGGTAGCATTCAGCAATGGAGCTGCCCTACAAAGCGCATAAAAAAAATAAAACATGAAAAAAACAGGATTTACATTTAAACCATTATTTAGCCACGATTTTAAAAACGTGAGTGAGAAAGAGGTAGCAAAAACTCTAAATAAAGAGCAAATAGAAACCCTTAAAAAAAATAAAACATACAGCGTAGAGAAAGGAACTTTTAAAGCCGAGTAAATGCAAGTATTAGACAGAACACAGGCAAACAATACACTTAACATAATACCTAGAAGCTACGAGCCTACAGGTAGTGCAATATTTAAAGTAGTGATTAAGAATGAGGAGCAAAACACGGAAGTACATAACGCAAGTGTTACAAGCTTAACAGCGTTAAAATACTATTATACTTATACGGCTGATTTAGGGCTGGATGCGGCTAAAGACCAAACATATTTACTAGAGGTAAGCAATACAGCTACAAGCTCTGTACTTTTTAGAGATAAGATTTTTGGAACTAACCAGGCTGTTAGTACATACTCGCCAAATACTGGAAAATTTGTGAGCAACGCCACGGGCAGTAATGATTATTTAGTATATGAATAGCGAGTTTCACATACTTAACCTAAGTGGTTACCAAACGCCAGAGATATACGAGGACCCGAACTCAGAGTTTGTAGGTTATGGAGATAATAATAATTTTTATAGCGAGATAATAGATGCTTATTTAAATAGCCCTACTACAAATAGCATTATCACAGGGGTAGTAGGCCAAATTTATGGCCGTGGTTTCTCGGCCTTAGATGCTAGTAGGCGGCCCGATGAGTTTGCGGCTTTTAAAACGCTATTTAAGGCAAAGGATTTAAAACGTATTTGTTTAGATTATAAACTGCTAGGCGAGGCTGCAATACAGGTAACTTACAGCGGTAAAAAAATAGCTAGCGTAAGCCATTTTAATAGGGAAACGTTAAGGGCTGAGAAGTGCGATGATAAAGGAAAAATTAATGCTTATTACTATTGCCCTAAGTGGGCCGAGTATAAGCAAGGGGATAAACTTACTAGAATACCTGTTTTTGGCTCTGGTGCTACAAATGAGATATATATAATACGCAAGTTTATACCCTCAATGCACTATTATAGCCCGCCAGATTGGGTATCGGCATTAAATTACTCTAAGCTTGAGTGCGATATCTCGCAATACCTTGTAAATGAGGTAACTAACTCTTTCTCTGGCACAAAATTAGTATCCTTTACAAACGGCGTTCCTACCCAGGAGAAGCAGCAAATGATTAAAAACGAGATTTTAAATAAGCTTACAGGGGAGAACGGCGAGAAAGTAATAGTTTCTTTTAGCGATTCGCCAGAGAATAAAACAACTATAGAGGATATAAGCGTATCGGATGCGGCAGATGTTTACTCGTATATAAGCGAGGAGGCCACAAAAAAGCTATTATTAGCTAACCGCATAACTAGCCCGCTATTAGTAGGCATTAGAGATAATAATAATGGCCTGGGGAGTAACTCGGAAGAGATAGAGAACGCGCATAATTTGTTTGATAACGTAGTTATAAGGCCTTACCAGAATGATATTATAGATGCTATAGATGAGATATTGGCGGTTAATGGTATTGCTCTTAAAATATACGTACAAACCTTAACGCCTATTGAGTTTACTAATGAGGAGTTAGTAACTAAAGAGCAAAAAGAGGAGGAAACAGGCCAGAAACTATCGCTCTCAATAGAGATAGATGGGCGAAATGCTTACGAGACTAAAGAGGAGGCAGAGGCTGTAGCTAAAACTATGGGATGCGAGGGAAGCCATGAGCATGAATTAGATGGTAAGATATACTTTATGCCGTGTGAAACGCATGAGTTAAAAGAGCCGTGCTGGGATGGATACGAGATGATAGGTTATAAAACGGATAAAAACGGTAAAAAAGTACCTAACTGCGTACCTATTGAGGCTAAAAAAGAAGCTCCAAAGATGAGCGATGAGCTAGTAGACCAAATACTAGGCGCTTTACAAGGCGAAACGATGGAGGATTACGAGCTAGTAGAGCAAAGGGCTTATAATGAAAAAAATACAGAGTTTGAGCAAATAAAATTAGCTGAGACTGTTAAAGCAAAGCCTAGTAAAGAGAGCAGATTAGATAAAGGAGTATATAAAGTGCGTTACTCTTATGAGGGTAATAAAGAGCCGCAGCGTGAGTTTTGTAAAGCGATGATGAAAAGAACAGCAAAAGGGGTGGTTTATAGGCTTGAGGATATAGATAAGGCCTCTGTAGAGGGAGTAAATGGAAGTTTTGCGCATGATGGCAAAAGCTATGATTTATTTAAGTGGAAAGGCGGAATTTATTGTAATCATTATTGGGAGGAAAGGCTGTATAAGCTAAAAAAGAAAGATGGTAAGTATGTAGAGGATAAAGCGCTCTCTAGCAGCGAGGAGGTAAGCACAATACCAAAAAGCTACAAGCCATCCCCAGTAGGCAATAAACTAGCCCCAGTAAAACCTATTAACATGCCAAATAGAGGCAAATACCCAGGATAATTATGAGCCAAGTTTTATTTTGCACTAAGGAAGATATAGTACGCCGCTCGCCTATTTTAAATGGCGATATAGATAGCGATAAGATTATACCCGCTCTGCATATCTCACAAACTCAATACTTAAGAGAGATTATAGGAACGGATTTGTATAATTATTATGATACGGCTATTAGGGCCTTACCTGGTACACCAATACCAACAAACCATAAAACGCTGCTTGATGATTATATAAAGCCAATATTAATACACTTATGTACGGCAGAATTTTTAAAAAGCGGAGCATATATCGTAAGTAATAAAGGTATTTATAAATCTAGCTCTGAAAACTCTGAGGCAGCAAGCGCAGAGGAGGTAAAAGAGTTAGTACAAATAGAGAGAGATAGGGCGCAAAGTTATACCGAGCGTTTTCTCGATTATATGGCGTTTAACGCTACAACAAAAGGAATAACTCAATGGTTTTCTAATAGTAACGATGATGTATCGCCAAATTACGAGAGCTATACAATAGATTGGGTAATATGAGTGGGTATGGTAGTATATATACGATAAGCTGGTGGGGGGATGTAAATGCGCCTAATGGATGGGGTTCTATTTACCCAACTGATGCGGATGGCTCTTTGCTT